CTCTCGTCTGGGGAATATCTCCCCGGCAGCCTTCAGGGAAAAATATCATCAGATAGCTGCTTAAAAAAAGAACAAATGGTAGTGTCCGCTATTGTCAGTACACCTCAAATATCGCAAAACTCAAGCGATACGAGCTTGATATGGATGGTTGTGACTCGTTCGGTCAGGATTGTGGCGCTGACATGACTGAAGATTCTGATGGCGATTATGTCCTGTTTGATGACGTGGTTAAGTTGTTTGAGTTTGATACAACCACTCAGAAGATAGAAAGCCCAGCAAAGGAGGCAACCAGTGAGCGAAATTAATTACCAGGCACTGCGTGAGGCGGCAGAGCGTGCAATTCCGGCAATGGAACGCCTGTTAATGTTGCCAGTTGATGATGATTTGTTAAGTGAACAGGAACTTAAAGATTACGGTGTGGATATTGATGCGCTCAACGCCTTCAAATTTCTGGCCGGACCAGAAACCGTGCTGGCACTACTGGATGAATGGGAAAGAAACCAGCAATACATCAAACGCCGCGACCAGGAGAACGAGGATATTGCGCTTACGGTTGGGAAGCTGCGCGTTGAGCTGGAAGGCAAAGACAGCAAAATAGCCAATCTTACCGCCGAACGCGATGCTCTTCGTGAAGGTGAGATGGGCGACGCTAGGCATAGCAACACACGGGCCGCAGCTGATATCTACTTCCAACTGGTCGAGGAATGCGAAATTCCTGCTGGCGGATCTCTGGTCGAGTACGTTGACGATATGCGCGAGAAGCTGGAAGCCGCAGAGAAGCGGATTGCTGAACTGGAAGCGCGGGAAATATCGCTCCCAGAACGTAGCAGCATGCTTCATCGAACAGATTTTCACGAGGATTACCAAACGGTAATGGCATACAAAGTTTCTGAAGTCATCGATGCAATCCGCGCTACTGGCATTCGCATCAAAGGAGAGTGATATGAGCACTATCACTAAAGAACGTATCGAATTGTTCATTAAATCCCCGCTTGAAAACGGGCTTACTCGTGGCGAACAAATGGAACTGGCACGAATTGCGCTGGCATCGCTGGAAGCAGAGCCTGTGGCGTATATCATTCAGGACTCTGACGCTCGTAGTCGTGGAGAGAAAGGCATCCTTCGCTATTTCGCAAATATCAGCGACGAGGATATAAACGAGTACGAAATTACCGTAACTCCGCTTTACGCCGCCCCTCCAGAGACGGTATCTGTGCCTGATGCGATGGAAATGGATGATGACTTTGACAGCGCGTTTGAACACGGAAAAGCTGTCGGCTGGAACGCCTATCGCGCAGCCATGCTTCAGTCCGGAAACTTTCGGGAAAACAAGAATTCGTCAACCAATAATTTTCGTGAAATCGCGGAAACGTCAACCAACTATCCGGTAATTCCTAGTGAGGTGTTGTCCGCAATCCAGAAGGTTGCCAAGATTCGTGCCGATTTCGATGATTTTGACGGTGACAGGCGAGGTATCTGTGATTGTCTGGATGAGGCTGAGCAAGAGCTTATCGTTACCATTAACAAATATGCCAGTCAGTTGGCAGCAGAACCTATCGCGCCTAATGACGTTCGAGAGCAGACAGCCATTCCGCAAGTTCCGGTAACTCCGGATGGTTGGATAAGCTGTAGTGAGCGAATGCCGAAAGGGTATGCTGATGTGTTAGTGACCGATGGCGAGCATGTCGAGGTTAAATGGTGGGATGAATCTGGGTATTGGAATAGTTGGACGGAACTTAACTCAGATATCTTTGCCGATGAAATAACTCACTGGATGCCGCTACCAGAGCCTCCACTTTGAAAGCGAAGCTTATACATATCTTTTACATCAGCAATCTATTGTTAATCTCCAATCAATGTTACGTTGTCATCTCACTCATGCTTTGGAGGTAGTGATATGTCTTGTCCAAAATGCGGTTCTGGAAATATTGCAAAAGAAAAAACAATGCGTGGATGGTCTGATGATTATGTGTGCTGCGATTGCGGATACAACGACTCTAAAGACGCATTTGGAGAGCGTGGTAAAAACGATTTTGTCAAAATTAATAAAGAACGCGAAGGCAACGAAAAAAGCTAATTTATTTATTCATATATGAAAACAATGTAACCAATATTCGAATTGAAGAACTGAAAGAACACCAAGCCGCCTGATGGCGGTTTTTTTATTGGAGACAAGAAATGTCAGATTTGGCTATGAAGGTTTTGAAATGGCAATCGACTGGCGATGTCGGCATCAGTAGCGCAACTCTTGCCTCAATCGCATGTGGACTGAAAAAGAATATCTATGGTCATCACTTCGGCGCTCCACATGACGCAGCAGACTTCCGGCGATGCGTTGCACTTGTTGAGCAGATTCCAGAAATCAGAGATTCATTCGACAAGGTTGCAAAGCGCGTTCCGGCATTCAAAGGAATCCTCAACGAATGGGATTCACTCGTTGCTCTGTTGAAGTCTGAAATGAAGATACACGAAAACAAAGCACCAGAGACTTACAGAAGAATTAGCGAGCTACGCAAGGACTAACGCCTCACACTCGATGAGGCCTGTACATATCTGATAGATCCGCTATATGGCGGTTTCTTTTTGCCTGGAGAATTAAGATGACCGATACCAGCCTGATTCCTGAGAAAGAAGTGATGAACAAGCTCGGTGTTTCATCACGTCAGACAATCTGGAACTATACCAAACGGCACGGATTTCCGAAGCCAGTCAGAACCCACCCCAAATCATACCTTCGTGAAGCTGTTGAGGGGTGGATTCTTAACGGTGGCGTTAATCAGAAATGCTCCTGATGTGCCAGAACAATTTATCAGCGTGAAGCTCATACGCTTTGCGCTGAGCCTCTATCCAGTCGTGTTTATTGTATACGGACATTATCCCGCCAAGTTCATGACCGAGCATTCGCTCAGTAACATGAGGCTCGACATTCATCTCGGACAGACGTGTAACAAGCGTTCTTCTGAAATCATGTGTTCGCCAGTAACCTAGATCCATCCCTCCCCTTATTCTATTTACGAATCGGTTGGCTGCAGCGATGCTGATCGGTTTGTTTATGTCTTCTCCAGGGAAAAGAACATCATTGTACGTTGTCATGGCCTTTTCGAGAAAAGGCTTAATTTGTTCGAATATTGGACGACGGATAACATTACCCATCTTGCTATGCTCTTTCGGTACGGTCCATACGTTGTCCAGCAGGTCAAATTCTGTCTTTGTTGCCAGCCTAAGCTCTGAGAGCCTCGCCCCCCACAGCATAAGCATCTGATGAAGGAGCTTATTTGACGTAGACGCACGGCTTCTTTCAATAGCAAGCCAAATCTTAGCCAGTTCGTGATACGACAGTACCCGATCCCCTACCTCAGCGCGGGAGCCGAAGTCCCTTGGTTGGATGCTCATAATTGCGCAACTATCTATCAACTGACGCCGCATGCACCAACTTATTGCTGATCTTAGTTGACTTAGCACCTGCCTTGCTCGGCGTGGATTATCTCTTTCTTCTTCGGTAAGCAGGTCAACCCATTGCTTAACCGTGATAGAAGATGCCGGACGATTAGGAAAGGCGTCATGCATGCGCTTCATAACCGTTGATCGGTAAAGTGCCTGGGTCTTTTCTCTGAGAGTTGTAGAGACGTAGTTGTCGAACCAGTAGTCGAGACACTGGGCGACCGTCATGGAGTTCTCCACCTTCTCTTCAAAATAAGTGCGTGGATCCGTTCCTGAGAAATAGAGCTTTCGCAAGTCAGCAGTGATCTGTCTGGCATCCTTCAAAGACAGGGATGGGTATCGACCAAGCCCAAGTCGATTAGGCTTGCCATGCCAGCGATAGCGGTACTGGAACTGGATGACCCCCTTCGGTGAAATTCGTACGCTGAGGCCATCGGCATCAGCCACTTCTTGTGGGCCCGAATATGGTTTACCATAAATAGTACGCAGTTTTGTGTCGCTTATAGCCATAAATAATATTTGGTACGCTCAGAAATAATAGTTTGGTACACACCTGGTACACAATATCACATGGACAACAGCGCACAGTAAACAACTATATTTGACGTTCGTAGACATACTCAGGTGAAAAAATGGTTGTTTTTCGAGTTATAACAGACAGTTAATTAACTACAGTGGACAATGCTAGACAATGACAGACACAGATAAACAACCTACCTTCCTCTTTCACGATTACGAAACCTTTGGCACGCACCCCGCGTTAGATCGCCCTGCACAGTTCGCAGCCATTCGCACCGATAGCGAATTCAATGTCATCGGCGAACCCGAAGTCTTTTACTGCAAGCCCGCTGATGACTATTTACCCCAGCCAGGAGCCGTATTAATTACCGGTATTACCCCGCAGGAAGCACGGGCGAAAGGAGAAAACGAAGCCGCGTTTGCCGCCCGTATTCACTCGCTTTTTACCGTACCGAAGACCTGTATTCTGGGCTACAACAATGTGCGTTTCGACGACGAAGTCACACGCAACATTTTTTATCGTAATTTCTACGATCCTTACGCCTGGAGCTGGCAGCATGATAACTCGCGCTGGGATTTACTGGATGTTATGCGTGCCTGTTATGCCCTGCGCCCGGAAGGAATAAACTGGCCTGAAAATGATGACGGTCTACCGAGCTTTCGCCTTGAGCATTTAACCAAAGCGAATGGTATTGAACATAGCAACGCCCACGATGCGATGGCTGATGTGTACGCCACTATTGCGATGGCAAAGCTGGTAAAAACGCGTCAGCCACGCCTGTTTGATTATCTCTTTACCCATCGTAATAAACACAAACTGATGGCGTTGATTGATGTTCCGCAGATGAAACCCCTGGTGCACGTTTCCGGAATGTTTGGAGCATGGCGCGGCAATACCAGCTGGGTGGCACCGCTGGCGTGGCATCCTGAAAATCGCAATGCCGTAATTATGGTGGATTTGGCAGGAGACATTTCGCCATTACTGGAACTGGATAGCGACACATTGCGCGAGCGTTTATATACCGCAAAAACCGATCTTGGCGATAACGCCGCCGTTCCGGTTAAGCTGGTGCATATCAATAAATGTCCGGTGCTGGCCCAGGCGAATACGCTACGCCCGGAAGATGCCGACCGACTGGGAATTAATCGTCAGCATTGCCTCGATAACCTGAAAATTCTGCGTGAAAATCCGCAAGTGCGCGAAAAAGTGGTGGCGATATTCGCGGAAGCCGAACCGTTTACGCCTTCAGATAACGTGGATGCACAGCTTTATAACGGCTTTTTCAGTGACGCAGATCGTGCAGCAATGAAAATTGTGCTGGAAACCGAGCCGCGTAATTTACCGGCACTGGATATCACTTTTGTTGATAAACGGATTGAAAAGCTGTTGTTCAATTATCGGGCACGCAACTTCCCGGGGACGCTGGATTATGCCGAGCAGCAACGCTGGCTGGAGCACCGTCGCCAGGTCTTCACGCCAGAGTTTTTGCAGGGTTATGCTGATGAATTGCAGATGCTGGTACAACAATATGCCGATGACAAAGAGAAAGTGGCGCTGTTAAAAGCACTTTGGCAGTACGCGGAAGAGATTGTCTAATTTGAAGCCTTCGCCGCTGGTACGGCGGAGGACAATGTTGAGTCAGGCTTTTTGAACGGTGATGCTCCACGCTGCATCGCCAATCTGCTGATAATCGGTGATGGCATGTCCTTCTTCTGCCGCCCACTGTGGGATTGCTTCAGTTGCCTGGGTGCAATCAAACTCAATCACTAACTCATCGCCGCTGACCATTTCTGCCAGAGCTGCTTTTGCTTCTATGAGTGGAAACGGACAGACCTGCGTCACCACATCCAGCTTTTTAATCACCATCTTTACACCTTACTTAATTTGCCGCAGCAGTTGCCAGTCGCGCCTTACGCTGCGGTCGAACATACACAAGCCAGGACGCAGTCCAGACTCCGAGAATCATAAATACAAGGCCAATCCAGCCCTGCCAGGTCATCATTGCAGTCATAACCAGTCCATTACCGATAGAGCAACCACCTGCAATACTGGCACCGAAGCCCATCAGTACACCACCTAACCCGCTACGTAATGTTGTTTGTGCATCAGCTGCGCGAACGCGGAACTCACGGCTCGCTTTGGCTGCAATAAATGACCCCACGAAGATCCCTAACACCAGGAAAACGCCCCAGTTAATGTATTTCATGTCACCCGCGACCAGAAATTGCAGAATATTGGCCGTTGGGGAAGTGATTCCTAACCCAAACATGCGTCCGGTTGCTTCACTCAGGGGCCAGGCTAAAAGCGCAATCAAACCGATGAGTACAGCAGTGACAAAGGGATGCCAGCGTTTTTCAAACAGAATATGAGCGATCCCGGTTCGGCGCGGCGGTAAGGTCGCGACTTTGAGTTTTGGCTTCTTCAACTCTTTCATCACCACCCAGAGCGTTATCACCAGCAAAACGGCAACCAACGGCCACACAGACAAATTAAAAGTCTCAGCAATAGAGTTATGTTCAGTACTGTAGTGCTGCAAGGTTTGATTTAAACCACTGGCATGTGGAGAACGCATCACCGCACTCATCACCATATAAGTGAAAAGCGCGATCCAACTGCCGATCAATCCCTCACCCGCGCGATACCAGGTCCCGGTGGCACATCCACCCGCCAGAACAATTCCCAGCCCGAAGATATACCCACCTATAACAGTACCAAGCCACGGGAACGCCCCGGCTTCGTAAGTCAGTAGGCCCGCCTGAATTAACGCAAAAACCCCCACGCTTTGTACCGAAATTGCAATCAGCAAGGCGTAAAACATGCGATTATTTTTCACGATATACATATCGCGAAAACCACCTGTCAGGCAAAAACGCCCACGCTGCATGACAAATCCCAGCAGAGCACCACAAATTAGCCCGCTTAATATCATTGAAAACATAAATTAATTAACCAGATGAATGTTAATGAGGAAATTATTCATGACTGGTGGAATGCAGACCAATAACCAAATTCTCTAAATTAGAACAAATGGTTATTAATGAGGAGTTCGATACAAAAGAATAAAAAAACCGAAGCCAGGTAATGACTCCAACTTACTGATAGTGTTTTATGTTCAGATAATGCCCGATGACCTTGTCATGCAGCTCCACCGATTTTGAGAACGACAG